ATTAGTTCCTGTGCCCCGACAGTCTTTCTTGGAACAGCATCATTGAGTTCATGCATCCGATATAGAGTGTCAAAGTCATCAGTACCAAAAGCATCATAGAGACCTGGTACGTCATGCGGTGAGAACAGGCTAATCTCTCCATTCGCAATGAAACGTTCGTAGAAAATCTTTGAAATTTGGATTGAGTAGTCAAGTTTCCTCACTCGATTGTCTTCTGTACCCTTATTGTTCTTAAGAACAATAATGTCTTCTATTTCTTGGTGCCAGATTGGGAAGTGTACTGTAGCCGATCCACCGCGTATGCCATTCTGAGTGCAACATCTGACAGTTGCTTCAAATTTTTTGAGGAATGGGACAACACCTGTGTGCTGTACTTCTCCCCCTCGGATCTTAGCGTTGATGCCACGGATTCTGCCTGCGTTGATACCGATTCCTGCACGTTGAGCAACATACTGACCAATCGCCATGTCACTAGAAAAGATGCTATTGAGGGTGTCATCGCTATCAATAAGAACACAGCTAGCAAACTGTCGAAGTGGAGTTCGCACCCCTGCCAAGATAGGTGTGGGAACGTTGATCTTGTGTTTGCTGATTGCGTTGTAGTATCTTCTGACATAATCGAGACGAGTCTCCTGAGGATATTCTGCGAAAATTGTAGCGGCGACTAACAAATATGCATACTGAGGAGTTTCATACATTGCATGTGAACTCCTATCTTGGACGAGATACTTGTCAACTACCTGACGAAGACCAGCATAGGTAAACAAATAGTCACGACCATGATCTAAGAATGAATGAATTTTTTCCCACTCATCATCAGAATATTTAGTCACTAATTCAGCATCATAGATGCCACGATCAATGCCTTCATTCAAATGTTCTTTGAGATCAGGAAATCCATTCTGCCAGTCTGGTCCAAAGACTTGCTTATAAAGACCAAACAATAGTAGACGTGCTGCTACAAATTGATAGTTTGGATTATCCAAAGAGATGAGATCACTAGCAGAACGAACAAGGATCTCTTGAATTTTATCAGTAGGGATACCATCATAAAATTGAATTCCTGAATTCATTTCTACTTGACTCGCAGAAACTCCAGCAAGATTATGACAAGCACATTCGACCATCGAATGAATTTTTTCCAGGTTCAGTGGTTCAATTTCACCACTGCGCTTAACAACTTTGATACCGTTACTCATACTTTCTTCCAGGCGTTTAATTTAATGATTGCTTCTAGTCCTTGGTAGGTATTACATTCTACCAGATTTTGCACGTTGTGTCCAGACATCTTCATGTCATTGATATCTTTTTCAATCACGGTACTCGGCCAGATGACGATACTGTTCCCGGATGAGATAAGTTTTTCATACTTGGCGACAATCTCTTTGTTTCGTGGTTCATTGTCCAGAACATAAATGAGATCGTTGAACTCAGTGCCATCCAACGTAACGTCAGATCCACACATGGCGATTGCATTTGATAAAAACAAGGAATCAAATGGTCCTTCTGTGACATATATTTTCTTAGTATTGTTTACTCTATCAAGTCCAAATAATTTAGGAAATGATTTATCTAAAATCGTTGTGATGTAACGAAGTTTGGTATTTTTATCTAATGACCTCCCTTGATGCCCAAACACTTTGCCATCACTGGACATTAGTGGGATGACGATCCTAGATTCTTTTTGATTATTGCTGAGTTTTGCCCAAGCATTGAAGTCCTCTGCGTAGTAAAAAATTGAGAATAAATCCTCTGGAATTTGGCGCTGACTTAAGTATACTTTTGCGGGATGTTCTTTATTTAGAGTTTCGACTTTTTTAAGATCTGAGAATATATCTTTCTTAAATACCGGAGTGGGAATTTTAAAATCTGGCACTGCAGTATTAGATCCCTTGCCAGTGAGACCTTCTTTATATCTCTCCATAATGTACTCATCATGGAGTGCAGGAGATTGATCTTTTAAGAAATTTGTAAACGTTCTACCCATGCCACAGTTGTGACATTTAAAAAAGTAATCATTACGTTTCCGATAAAAATAACCCCTAGTTTTATTGCGGTGCTTCTGTGAGTCACCGCAGTAGGGGCATCTGAATGTATACAGATCTGATTTCTTTTTAGCAAACTTTACAAGTTGAGGCGAGATAAGATTAATATACTTCGCATCAATAAAATTCATACTATAGGGGCGAGTTGCTTCACCTCACTATAGCAGCTTGCTGGTACGCTGTCAATGATGCTTGAGGCAACTGGTTCATTGTAGGAGTGCCACCAAAAGTATCGGATATCCTCAGTAAAATGACTGCTGCTGTAGCAACACCAACACTTACCCAACGGAAACGAGAGAGTTGTTCTACTCTACCTTCTACTTTATCAATCTTATCTTCTACTTTTTCAATCAGTTTAATTAATGCATTACTATTCTTATCAACTTCGTCTAATCTATTTTCATGACGTTCCAGAATGATTGCCACTCTGTTACTATTCTCAGATATGGATGTAACTGCTCTTTCTAACTTATCCAACATTTCTTTTGAAAGGTCTTCATAGATATCAAGTTTTGATTTGAGGACTGCTAAGTCTCTCCCAGATCCAAAAGGTGACATGTTATACAGATGACGGATTGAACTGCATAATCTTAAGGAAATCTTCTACACTCTTATTCATGAGGAAACGATACTGATCCTGAACGCCAGCGTCGAGTGCTTCAAATGTAGCAACCATTCTCTTAGCAACATCAGTGTTAACTCTGAGTGAACGACCGTCTCTGAACTGAACGAAACCTTCTACTTCTTGATTGCCATAGGTAGATTCCTGCGCCAGTTTCATGAGAGTTCCAAGAACTTCCAATCCAGGAGCCTGAGTTCCTGCTGATTCTGATACTTGCTTCTGAAGATTACTAGACTTCTCAGATGCTTTCTTTCTGAAGTCAGACAAACGTGCCTTCATCAGAGTATCCATCTCTTTAGTCTTATTCTGCATTTTGCCTTTGGCATCCTGCGCTTTCTTCTGAACTTCTTTCTGCTTGTTCAGTTTCTTCTGCTGAGTGATAGATTTCTGTGCCCTCTCAGTTTCTGATGGACCCTTCTGCTTATCATCAGCTTCGATGATGTGTTGTTCTTGTGTCATTTTTTTCTTTGCCTTCTTGTCTCGGTTGGTTAAAATTCTGTTTACAAGTTTACGACCTGCTTTTGTTCTACCATCATACTTTTTCTTTTTCTTACTGGCAGGAATACCAGGAGGTTCATGTGCAGGAGGTAGTGCTACATTAGCACCGGAACCAACAGAATTTGTTGGTTCTTCCCACATTTGATATCTCGCTTGCTGTAGAAGTTTTCTAATGTTTTTCATATTTTATTTAGTTCTTCTAAACATTTATAATCTGGTTCAACATGATCCAGATAGTTTGGTGGCATCCTGTTTAAGTATATCAGAAAAGATTTGAGAACAGGCCAACAATTTCTTTCAATTTTATAAAACAGCAAAGGAACTGTTGCATCATTAAATACATTAAAAAGAATAATCAAATGATTTAAAATTAAATGATGTTTAAGTATGTCAGAATTTATATACTTTCGCATAAGTTTTTTGACATACTTAAATCTCTTTAAATCCTCATCAAATTCTTCTTTAGTAGTACAGTGTGGATTGTTGTAATATTTAATTGCAAAGAAGACATAGTTGTCTTCGTTCAGTTCATCAAATCTCATTTAATTATCAGGTAACGGTAAGTGTAGCAGCGTCAGAAGTAACATCAGCACCACCGGTAACAGAAACTACACAACGATACTGATTAGCATCGAGTCCTGTAACATCCGAGATGGCAAGTGTATTCGTAGCAGAACCACTGACAACACCTGCATCAGATGAATTAGCAAAGTTTGATCCGGCATCAGTAGAAACTTGCCACTGGAAGGAAAGTGTTCCACCTGTAGGACGGGAGACAGCAGCAACAACGAATTGACCTGCGGCACCACCGGCTACTGAAGCAGATGCTGGTTGTGAATCAATAGTGATACCAAAGTCTGCTGCGATAGCATCATCTGCCTGACTTTCTGCACTATTTGCTTCAGGACTAGAGATAACTGCCAGACACTCTGCCTTAGTGCGAGTTACTGTTCCTTGTGAATAGGTGGCAAATGCCCACCAACCAGGACCACTGATGCCACGAGCTTTGTTCTCAGCGAGGTTTGCTTCCTGTGCGTCAACAAATACTACAGTCTGAGACTGTGATCCAGGACCGTTACCACGGACTCCTTCAACCTTAGTTTTGTTCGCGTTGGAATCGGTATTTCCGTATAACGCCATGTGATTTACCTTTGAAAGTTTTCGTAATCTTTGATTATTTATAAAAAAAGGGGAGTATACTCCCCAGTAAAATACCTAATTAGTAACTGCTATCAGGCTTCTTCGCGAGAATTGATTGCCTTGGTAACAACTTCTAAAAGTTGATCGTCCATATCAGTCTTGGTTAACTTAACTGCCTTAGCAAGAATAACAAGACAGATCTCAACAAGTTTCTCACCCAATTCTTCATTGTCTGGAACTTTAGAAACAGCATCGGAAATAACTTTGGATGCTAGTGGAAGTAGAAAGGATAACATGGTAAACCTCATTAGTAATGTCTACCATATATATGCCTTTAGTATTTTTTTACCTTCATTTTACTTCCACAACCTTCATCTACACTATCTTCACATTTACATTCATCAGTTCCATGAACGGGACACTTAGTTCCTGCTTTGGAATTATTGCATTTGCCTTCTTCCAATCCCATCTCAGATCTCCAATCGGAGAACTCTTCTTTCTTAGTTCCAATTGCTTTACTGATTGCCTTACGACGCTTCATAAGGTACTTATCACTCTTATCAGTATCACCATCATTATCAACATCAGAATCTTCTTTGCCGACTGGATCAAGTCTTTTTTCATCTAGATCTTCCTCCTTCACACAGTTAGGTACAACCTTACCGCCCTTCTTCTTAGTTCCCTTTGCCTTGTATCCATCCCAGCAAGAGTCAGCACCGACATTAGCACGGGCTTGCTTCATGCTACCTTCAAACAATTTACCGGAGGAAAGTTTTGTTAACGTAGCATCCATCAGTGATGATGAATACTGATCCTCAACAGTCTTTTTATCATCAACTTCTCCGTAGCACTCTTTTCCAGCAATGCCATCAGAGGATCGCTTGATTAAAGAATCCGAATAATTATCGTTGTACATTTCTTTATGGGTACTTTTTCTTTTATTTATAGATGTAGACCCCTCAGGAGTCTTAGTCTTACCATAACGTTCTTTCTTTTGACCTGGTGTCAAATCCTGAAGATACTCTCTGGTCTCATCAGTTCCAAGTTCATGGACCTCACTGATATCAGAAATCCAACTTCTAAAAGTCTTATGATCTTCATCTAAACAGATCACATAGTTGGGTCCACGTCTAATAATAGTGCCAACTCTATCATTTCCATTACGAACTTTCATTCCTTCAGGGAAGATCTCCTCGTTATAATATTGTTCACGAATATAAACCTTCTGATTGTATTCCGAAAAGTTATACATTAATAATTTAAATTGTGTTCAACTATTTATTACTTTAACATAATGTCTCTGATATCATCCATAAGTTTTTTACAGTCTCTATCAGAAATAGTTCTAGGCATACCAGTTCTAAATGAATTGAAATCAGATTGAACTGCCGCTGCTCTCATCTTACTAGCAGACATACCTTCAGCACCATCAGCATCAGGATCTCTTTCACCAGCAGATATCACTTCTAGTTTTCTGAATGTATATTCAACTCCATTATACTTACTAATCATAGCATCATACTGTGACACACGGTCAGATCCTGCTACTAAAACACAGTCATGATATGTTCCTTGGAGACCTTGGAGTGCTTTAATAATTGTATTGATGTCACGATCATAAACAATGTTAGTACTCATAGAAGGAAACATCTTCTTCATGAGATCAGATTTAGTTTTTGAATCCAATGGATTTTTTTTCTTATCCTGAGTATGAGTAGGGTAGATAAGAAAATCATCACCAGCAGCAATCTTCTCTACTGCTTGCAGAAGTTTCTCGTGTCCGATTGTTGGTGGGTTAAATCTACCCCATGCAAATACTACTCGTTTCATTTGTCTCCTGCTACCCAGTCTTTAGATACATTAAAGTTTGCTACGCTGAATGACAAACGATCAACTAACTTCACTGCGTTGGTTCCATTACTAACAGCAACATATCCCTCTGGTGCTGTGACTTCATAACCACCTTCTGTCTTAAGATAGGTTCCAATACGCTCACCCTTCTCAAGTTTGCGAATGAATACTAACTTCGCATCCTGCAATAACTTATATAGTTGTACTGTGCTATTAAGAGGGTTCTTATTCTTTTCAATAAACTCCAGACCATCAAACATCTTCTTGAGTTTGGTTGCTTTTGCCTTCGGAGTTTTTACTTTATCAACTGCCTTCTGACATTCAGTCTCAAAATATTTTGTGAACTCTCTATAGAATGTATTCGGTTCAGGAACTGTTCTACCCTGACGAACATATGTGTTAAAGAAAATCTTTAATCGTGGTCCTACAGTCAACTGATCCTTAAGAACAATCTGTGCTGCTACCTCATCTAAGAATGATCCTGCTGTGCGAACATGACTAGGTGCCTGAGTTTTGAGTTGCGATAACTTATTCTTCTCAGTAGGTGTAAGAAGAGTATCCTTTCCTAACTGTCCTGTCTCGGCACTCAATACTAGAATGTCATCACTCTTCTTTAATTTACTTACATCAAATCCGAACGAAGCATTCATACTGCTTACATCAGATCCTGAATAAGATGTATGAAATACTACACCGATCTTTGCTTTCTTTGCCTTCTCATATAGATCACTATCTTCTGGTATGGCATAGGTAATGGTGTTAGGTTGAAATGTGATACAAGTCTTACCATCAATCACCTGAGTTTTCTTATCATGAGTAAACAACAGGTCACCCTGTGCTACACCACTGATACCTAGTGCTGGAAAATATTTTAATGATGCTTTTAATTTCTCTACCAGACCAGCAGCATGACCGTGGTTCCTTTCAATATCAGCATCAACATAATTGATCTTCGCATCTTTATTGAAGACTGATTTAGTTCCAACAAAGAAGTTATCTGTGCCTGGATAGTTGCCACAGAAAATAGCAGGGGCACCATCCCATTTTGTAGTGATCTTAAAGTTATTATTGCCACCACCAGTAAAAGTTTTTGCTAGTAAATCTAAAAACTTAAATGCATCAGAAGCACCAGCAGCTCCGTCAAATAATATACTATCTTCTAAGTGTTCTAAGTGTGTGTTCTTACTCATGATCCTGCAATGTATTCAGATAAACCTTTTTGTTTCTCCACATAATTACGAATAGCAGTGCCACCCCACTCAATCTTATGTCTGAATTTAATTAGATCATAAACTTTATTATCATTTTTATTCTTAGCACTAATGATAACTGCTGGCAGTGGTGCTCCCACAGTAGGATCTCTAGGAACTGATTTGTGATATGTCGATGCCAGTTCCAGATTTGCTTCTACATCCAAGTCTGGTCTACCGTTGAGTGCTACATGTAATTTAGAGAAATCAAACTTCTCATAACCACTACCAATAATCTCTACGAGTTTTACATTCTCCTCATTTTTTGTAGCGAAGTCATCAAGTGTTTCCACAAAATGTCTTCTCCAAGAAGAGTTACCAAACTTATTCTGTATTCTGTTATGCGCCCAGAGATAGATATCATTCATCACAGCAGCAGCATGATGCTTAGTTGTTTCCCAATCTCCGTCATTATGTTTGGCGTAGATTGCTTCTAGTTGAACGTTATTGATTAGATTTTCATCTAAGATAACACCCCAGAAATTATTAACAGTTTGGATATCCCATCCACCAACCTGAGCGAATTGATCTACCTCACGCTTGAGTGAGATCTGAGTGATAGCTAATTTTCTATTACCATATCTACCAGGAATTGTTATATCTTTCTTCCCATCAATCCTCACAAAGATATCAACCTTTGTCGTTAGTTCACCACCAACACCATCAGCTTCGACTTCAATTTTATTGTAAACTCTATTATGATACATGACATTTGCTAACTGAGAAATTTCTCTGGAGTTAGCATACTGAACGCATGGCGTCATGATACTCATGCGATCAGCAATACCTGATGCCTTCTCATCATTATCTAAAAGTTGCTCGCAAAAAACCAATGACATATTGATGGGCGATAACTTAATAGTCAGTTCAACATCATCATCAGGGATCATCTTAGCGGACTCCCTAATAGTTTTAAAATTAGGAGACTTGAATGTATTAAAACTTCCTTTGTGATCTGTAGACAGTGTTCTATATTGCTTTTCTAGAATATTTAAAATATCCCTTTCATTAATTCTTTTTCCTTTATTAACAAAACGAGCAGTAATCGCTGCTGCTAGAATTCCTTCTGCAGCATTACCCATATTATATCTTGCTCTACCACCACCACTACCAACTCCATATCTAATTTTTAGTGTAGTGCGAGAATTTCTTTCCAAGTCTCTTTCACTAAGACCAGATGCCTGTGCTATCTCAGGATGTACTTTAACTTCATTGCCACCTCTAGCATCATTAAGGATCAGGGGGCGATCCACATTACGATATCTTCCAGTAAGGTATTCATAAAGTTCTACAATCAAACCAATCTTATCAGCTTTATAACTAGTTACTTGATATATTTCATCCTTAGTTCTCGGACGAATAGAATATGCCATTAAAAAACCCCCTTACGGGGGTATTTATTAGAGATCTCCTTCTACTCGGTTCTCTGAATGATTAACATCAAACTCACCACCAGGGTAACGAGCCATCAGTTTGTGAACGTTCATCTCAATAACTTCATCGAGAGAAACATTCAGACCCATACATGCTTGAGCGACATACCACATGATGTCTCCAAGTTCACGTTTGAGATGAAACAGATTTTCATCATTGACAGGTTTACCTTGGAAGATAATCTTCTTAACGATCTCAGTAAACTCACCTGCCTCAGCAGACATTCCTACAGCAGCAGTAAGTAATCTCTCACTAGGAAACTCTTGTCCTTCTAGTTCTTGAAGACGATAGACAAATGCCTCAAAGTCTTTGCTTTGTTCTGATGTAACAGCATCAACGAACTCAAGATATGCTTTGGTGTTTACAGTCATAGATTAAAATTTAAATTCAGTTAACTTTGCCATAGATGATTTACTTTGAGACTTGGCAATCTCCTCAAAGTCATACTGCTCCTGCCCTGAGTCAACAATGTCAACCTGAGCGGATTCCTCTACATCATACAACCTCATCTTTGATCTGTCAATACCGATAACAAATCTTTTATACGATGTGGTATCGTTATAACGATTCTTGAGTTGCTTGATCATGAGTTGATTGATGCCTTCAAGTTCTTCTGTACTGATAAGAGCAAACATAAAGTCTGCAGTAGCAGGTAGTCCAAAAGACTCAGAGGTATCAGTAAGATCAATGTCACTAGAACCATACCCAGAACGAGTAGTCTGAGTAGCCGAAACAATAGGGACGTTATGTTCGCCAGCAAGTCCGCGAAGTTCTTCTGCAATCGCTTTAATGTTAGTATAAGAATTTACAAGTGCTCCTTTATATCGTGATGACGCACAGATGTTCAGATAATCAATAAAGATGATGTCTGGTTTAAAACTTTTCTTGAGTGCAAGTTCATTCAGGAGTGCCTTGAAGTGTCCGCTATGTGCTGACGCTGTAGGATACTCTTTAATAATAAGTTTACCGTTAGTCTTCTGTGCTAATCTATTTACTTTGGAAGTGAAGATTTGTTCCGGCAGTTCTTCAATGTCCTTGATATTGACGTTGAGAAGATTTGCGTCAATGCGTTCAGCGATCTTCTCTTCTGCCATCTCCAATGTGATGTAGAGGACATTTTTACTCTGAAGTAATGACGCAGCGGCCATGTGACACATAAACAATGATTTGCCCACCCCAGTACCAGCAAGTGCGATGTTGAGAGTTTTGTTAGAAATACCACCCTTCGTAATTTTATTGAAGAGAGACAGATCGAACGGGATTTTGTTTTCATGTCTATGATAGAACTCGTAACGACTTTCATAATCTTCTATGTAGTCATGTCCGATGTGCTCGTCAAATGAAACACCTAATGCTTCCTGAAGAATTGATGGGATAGCATCCTCACTTCTCTTCTCATCCTTACCATCAGCAATCTTAACACTCTCCAGTAGTGCCAAGTAAACTGCACGTTGCTTACACCATTTCTCTGTAGTGTCAAGGATCCAACGATCATCAACTTCAGTGTTATCAATGTCAGCAATCTTTACTTGCAGTTCCTTATAAGAATCTTCATTCAGATCCTTACGATTATCAACCTCAATAGAAAGTACTTCTTTAGTAGGTGGTTGACCATAGTTAACCACAAA